CAAGGAAGGAAGGAAAGCGGGTGTCGGGTGTCGGTACCCTCGGGGCAAAGAAAAACCCCGCAGGGTGGAACCTACGGGGCGTGGCGATTGGATTGAGTTAGTTACCGGCGATGGCGGAGAGAATGAGAAGGAGGGTGAACAGCAAGCAAAGCCCAAGGTAACCTAGGACGCGGAGTAGGGGCTTCACTTAAGCTTTCTCCCATCGATGACGTCCACCCGATACTTCACACCGGGTTTGGTGACAAGCTCGCGCACGCCGTCCCAACACGGAGCGCAGATTGCCCGCACGGTGGCGCATTTGCCAGTCTCGTTTTCCCAGACGGAAAACTCCACAGCCCGTCGGTAGTCCATTAACTCCTCACAGCGCGGGCAGAAAATCGCCCGGCCCACGGAGGATTTCAGGCTCTCTCGGTCGGCATTGCGTTTAAACGTTTCAAGGATGTCTTTCATATGGTTTTGATTGGGCATCAATTGCCCGTGGAACCCACGCTTGCGCATGGGCTCTCCGGGGAATTCAAGCTTGGGCTTCGATGAAATGCCGACGACCGGTCCCGTGGGCAGGAATGTGGATTGAGAGGATACCGCTTCTGGACCCGTCGCAGAATAGACAGTCGGCGCATGCGGTCCCGTTGCGTTCACTGGCGCATAACTTTTCGAAGCTATGGTGATCTAGATCCGGGGTCACACGGAAAGTTGACCAGCCCATGGAACGGGCGATCACAAGTTCAGCGATGGAATCCACACTGGCCATTAAGATGGAACGCCAAGCTTGGAGACTGGGTTTGCGCCATTGATGGGTGTATCCGGTGTGACCGCTTGAAACACCAGCGATTGCAAGCGCAAGGGGTAAGGGGATATGGGTGGGGTCACCATATGCGCCGAAACGGACTTTGCGGCCAGTGAACACCTCGAGACTGCGCAGCAAGGGATAATTGCCCGCTTTCCATGCCCGCCAAATCCCTTGAGGAGCTTGGCCTACGTTGACGTAGCACGAACGCCCGCCGCCGGTCCCGTCGCCTCGGTGGACGCATGAACCACAAATCAAACGGTCCAACCCTTCCTTGATTGCTTGGACGGGATCCACAAGCTTCACAAGGATCCACACTTGGATCATGTCGCCGGTTTTCCGATTGTCCGAACGGGTTGAGAAGCCAGTCGCGATCACGACACGGGACTCATCCTCGTGGATTACAAAGCCGTTCAATTGATACCTCCCATCAAAGCTTCGGCCAGAAGCCAAAGGATCGGGAGCAAGAATGCATTCAACGCGAGGAACGCGAGAAATGCGCGGAGTTTATGGGATTTTTTCATGGTGTTTTGAGGTAGGGAAATTAGGCGGTGACGGATTCTACAAGATAGAGAACCCAACTTTCTGGCTCGTCAGACTTCGAAGGCCGATCGCCAAAGATCGTGATGGTTCCCTCGATGTTGTCCCAATCCACGTCCCATTGGTTGCGTTTGAGCCAATGGGAAGCGGCTTCGACGTCGAAGACTTCGACGGTCACAGGTCGGCCCAAGGCAATGGATTCGTCAATTGCGGTGATAAGATTAATGTTTTGCACGGGGTGAAAATGCAGCAGAAGTCAACAGGAGTCAACAGAAGAAAACAGAAAAGGGAAAAGAGAGCTATCGGGAGGCATGGCGAAGGCGGTTTCAAAAATTCAAAAATGCAAAAACCTGGCGATCAATTCAGGGGTCGGACATGCAATGTCTGAGGGGGTTGAGAAAGAAAAGCGGAAGGTTGGGAGGCCGCAGAAAGTTGTTCCCGTGGAGCAACTAAAAAAAGCGATTGAAGCTTGCAAGCTTGGGATTCCCCTTGAGCGGGTGGCAATCCTTGCGGGATTCCCAAGCGGGAACGCTGGTGGATGGGCGGACTATTTGAAGCGTAACCCTGACTTTGCTAATGAGCTTGAGCTTGCAAGGTTGGAGGGAGAACTAGAACTCTCCTCCGTCGTACGCCAGTGCGGTAATGGCTGGCAAGGTTCCGCTTGGTTGCTTGAAAGAACCCGCGGATATGTTGCAAGGGCATCGCTAGAACACACTGGGAAAGGCGGAAAGGAATTATCAATTAGCGGTAATCTGCTTGGTGCATTCGGAGGGCAGTCTAAATAGGATAGCGTATACGAATAAGCGGCTATAGCAATACACCACGGGGGAGGGGGACCACCCAGGTGGGGGGTGGGTGTTACCTTATACCCCCTCTCCCTCCCACAACCAATTTTATGGCAGTCAAGCAAATTAAGAAAAAGAAATCCTCTTCACTCGGCATGGGTTCGCATATCCCTGCTTGGAAGCAGCGTAAGCTATTGGAGGAGGCTCAGCAGTTGCAGAACTTCCCTAAGATGATGCTTGGCCTGCGTGATACCTATGCGTGGCAGGAGAAGGTGTTGGGAGCTTTGAATGAGAAGCACTCGAAGGTAGCTTTGAAAGCGGCGAATGGTTCTGGCAAGACGAGTATGGTAGCCGCGAGTGCGGTGATCTGGCACATGCTCCGCTGGCCGGGGAGTTTGGTGGTATGTACCGCTGGTGTGTATCGACAGGTGGCCGACGCTCTGTGGCCCCATCTGCGAAAGATGATCAATGGGTTGGGTGGAGAGGAGAATGGTTTCTCGATCAAGGATGGCGAGATCCGCTATGTGTACCCGAAGAAAGTTGATGGTCAGGAGTTGGTGAGCCGGTGTATCGGGTTCTCGGCGAGCAATCCTGAGAAGGCGGAGGGCTGGCATGTGCAGGGTCCGAGTGGGGATTTGATGTATATTGTGGACGAGGCGAAGGCGGTGCCGGACGGGATCTTCCAGTCGATGGAGCGGTGCCAGCCTACGCGGACGTTGCTAATGAGCAGTCCTGGTGGTAGCTCCGGGTATTTCTACGATGTATTCAGGCGGAATGATGGTAAGTGGCAGACCTTTACCGTTACCGCGTTTGATTGCCCGCATATTCGGAAGGAGTGGATCGATGATCAGTTTGCGAGATGGGGCGAGGGGCATCCGCTGGTCCGGTCGATGATTTATGCGGAGTTCATGGAGGATGACGGGAGCCTCACAGCGGTCAAAACCTCTGACTGGCAGAAGGTTGTTTCTGGCCCACCCAAGGAGGAACTGGACGGGCACAGGTTGACGGCGGGTTGTGATTTCAGCGCGGGCGGGGATGAGAGCGTGATGGTGGTGCGTCAGGGTAACACGGTGAAGGGTCTGATCCGCTGGCGGGACAAGGACACGATGGCCAGCGTGGGTAGGTTCATATCGGAGTTCAGGAAGTGGAAGCTGAAGGCTGAGGATATTTATGCGGATGTGGGTGGAATGGGTGTGGTGATGTGTGATGCGCTGAGGGCGGAGGGTTGGGATGTGCGGCGGGTGAACTTTGGTGAGCGGGCCATCCGGGATGATCAGTTCGTGAATCGGGCGGCGGAGATGTGGATTGAGTTCGGGCGGATGGTGGAGGAGGGTAAGGTGAATCTGGGACCGGTGGGGACGGATGAGGTGCTGTTGCAGCAGTTCGTGAGCCGGAAGGTGAGGACTAATGGGAAGGGGAAGCTGACGCTGGAGGGTAAGGATGAGCTGCGGGCGCGTGGTGTGAATAGTCCTGATCGGGCGGATGCGGTGGTACTGGCTTTCTGTGGTGGTGGTGGGAAGCGGATGGATGAGTATTTGAGGGCGGTGGGAGAGGATGGGCGGAGTTTGATGGAGAGGTTGGAGGATGAGATTGGCCCACTAGAGCATAGCGAAAAAGGGGTTGCGCTTGCTGGATGTGATGTTGGGGGATAACAAAGGGGCAGCATTTTATGATGAACGACAAACAGCGGAACGCGTTGCAGGGCCAGATTGTCGAGGCTGTGAGCCAACGCAGTCCGTGGGAGCTGAGGCAGACGAGGTGGTATGAGTTACGCCACAATGGGTTGCGCCGTGTGAATAAGCCCTGGCCGAAGGCGGCGGATCTGCATTGGCCGCTCATTGATACGGCGATTGAGAAGCTCAAACCATTGTTCCTCCAGCAAGCTCTGGGTATGGATGTTGTGGCCAGCTTTGTGCCGATGCGCCAGCAGTTGAATGCGTATACGAAGGTGGCCGAGGATTGGTTCAATTATAAGATCCGGGAGAAGACCAACTTCATTGATGAGGTATTGAGCTGGGTGGATTACACGCTGATGAGCGGGCGTGGGGTGATGAAGTGCTTCTGGAATCCGGGTGATAAGCGGGTGGGATTCGAGGCGATTGATCCGATGTATTTCGTGGTCCCGGCGTACACGGTGGATTTGCAGGATGCGGACTGGGCGGTGCATGTGATGCCGATGAGTGTTCCGGCTTACAAGCGGGTGGCGGCTCAGCTTGGATGGAAGAGTGATGCGAAGACGATTGAGAAGATCCGTGGGAACCCGCAGCAGGATGATAACATTCCGGGGGCGGCAACCGAGGATGATGCGAAGCAGTTGCGCGAGGGTATTACTTACACCACGAACACGGATGGCGTGATTGTTTGGGAGGTTTATAGGAAGCGGGATGACGGGGTGTGGGAGGTTTATACTTACAGCCCTGCGGCGGTGGATCTTGATCTGCGGGACCCGATGGAGTTGCCGTATGAGCATAACCAGTTGCCGTTCGTGGACTTTCCGTATGAGATCAAGGACAAGGGCTGGTTCAGTCCAAGAGGCGTGTGCGAGATTCTGGCGGCGTTCGAACTGAGCATGACCGCGATGTGGAATCATAAGCATGACGCGATGACGCTGTACAACCGCCCGCTGTTCCGTGCGGAGCGGGAGCTGCCGAATAGTATCAATCTGCGGTTCCAGCCGGGGCAGATTTTGCCGTATGGCGTGGCTCCGGTGCAGATGCCGCAGCCTCCGGTGAGTTTTGATCAGGAGTTGAATCAGACGCGGGCCATTGCGGAGAACCGGATCGGTAGCCCGGACTACGCGATGAGTAGCGCGATGAG